ATCTTTTCAACGGGCACTGCCTTGCGTTGACGAGGAGCCTTGCTTGCTTTCTTAACGCTAATGTATGCGTTCAGGTCAGTTAGAACCTGTTCAATGAATTTGACAATGTTCCTTACTTGAATCTTACTCAAGTAACCATAACCTTCAACCAATTGCTTGTCACTACCTTCTTGTAGGTCAGCAAATTCTTGTTGCTTCTTTTTCCATACTTCGGTGATCAGGCTGATATGTTGAGGCATAACATTGAATTTAGCAACAACATCCATTGTTTTTGTTTTAGTCTTACCCTCAATGACAAATTCGTCAAACACACCCTCTAGTTCGCCTGCGGCGTCTTTTGCTTTATCACGCAAAATTTCTTGAATATTGGGTCGTGATATTTCAATCACTTCAACTTTTGTTGCACCACCTGTGGCACTAACTTCTTTGATTTCAGGTGCGGTAACTGTTTTCAGTAACCTAGTGATCTCATTTTCAAGTTTAGCTTCCTCATGCTCTGTAGTCTCAAGACCACGCAACTTCATACGGGCTAGCCAACCATATGTATTGACAAATTCATTGTCTGCTACTTTTCGCATTGTTTTGGCTTCTTGGACACGCTTTGAAAAATCTAGATACTGACACATTAGTTCCTTAGCGTCTTTTTTGCCGTAGAACCAATTATACCATGAGAATCCACTAGCTAATGCTGAAGTTCTACTTTCACTAAGTGGCTGAATGACATACAGTGGTTCTTCACCCATGTATTTTGTATCTGGATTTTTGGGGTTTAGTGCTTTAACTTGACTGTGGTCCTCAGTATTGCGCTTTCGGGTAGCCATTAGTTACTCCTTTTACATTGATTTAGCTAGTATAGCACATACCCGAATTATTGTCAACTTTTAGGGATGAATACTTTAGCGATAAATAAGTAATAAGGTGAATTAAATATGCCACGACTTAGCCTTTGGCGCCCCAATAAAACGAACGATTACAACTTTTTTGATAAGATAATATCAGAGCAGTTTACTGCCGGGGCCACTGATTTGTATGTGCATAAGTATCTAGGGCCCACTGATCAAGGTCCATCAATTGATTATACTCAACCTCAGTATGATGCGCTAGCTCCTACAAATATACAAGATTTGCTATTCTTGGAAAACAGAGATAGGACATATGATCCTAGCGTTTATAGATTGCGTGGACATTACAATGTACAAAACTTGGACTTTGATTTGAGTCAGTTTGGCTTGTTCTTAAACAATGACATTATTTTTATCACTGTTCATTACAACGATATGATTGATATTGTAGGTCGTAAATTAATGGTTGGTGATGTAATTGAATTACCGCATTTGCTTGACTATAATCCACTTAAAGAAACTATACCAGTTGCATTAAAAAGATTCATGCAGGTTACTGATGCTAATTATGCTAGTGAAGGTTTTAGTCAAACTTGGTTCCCCCATTTATGGCGTATAAAATGCGAACCAATGGTTGATAGTGAAGAATTTAGTCAGATACTAAATGCTCCACTGAATGAGGATACCTATCTTGGTATATGGGATGCTACTAAAACATACCCAACAGGATACACTATCACATATGGTGATAAAAATTATCTAGCAATACAGGATGTTCCTGCTGGGACAAATCCACCTGATCCAAATTATTGGCAACTAGATACAAGCTCTAACTTGAAAGATATCTTGGCAACTTATAACACTAATATTGCAATTAATGATGCTGCTTTAAGAGAAGCCGAAAGATTGCTTCCTAAATCAGGATATGATACTTCTAATTTGTATGTAGTTCCTACATACGGTGAATACGAAACAAACACTCAACTATCATATAAGTATAATCAACCTGCACCACCTGTCAACGGTGTTATAGATTCTGCTGGTGCACCAGGCACAACTACTGGTACTGTTATGATGATGCGTAGTCCAAACTACAAAAATCCTAGTCCAGTTATAAAGATTTCAAAAGCAGCTATCAAGAGCATTTGGGATATGACTGCTGACATGGGATATGATAAATTAGATGCATTGAATACCGTTAATATAGAAAAAATCACAGTAGCACCAGAACGAACAAGTACTAACTCAGGCGCAGTCAGTGGTGAAAAAATGTTATCCTTATTCTCAATGGGCACAGTTACTGGACCATACGGTACTGCTGACAACACTTATGCTACCGCTGATGCTAACCCAGAACTTCCTGGATTCACAGGTACAGTTAGTACACAAATGGATTGGCGTGCTGATTGTGATCCACGATTCCAATATATTGCTCGTAGTAGCCCACGAACATTCGGATATCTCACTGGTTATTTAACAGGTGATGGTCAGGCACCAAATGGTTATCCAACAGGTGCAGGTATTGCTTTCCCACAAAATCCGCAAGTTGGTGATTATTTCTTACGAATAGATTATTTCCCACAACTATTATTTCGCTGGAATGGCAAGGTGTGGATAAGAATATCAACTAATGTCAGAACACCAACTGGATTTGATTCTACTGATCAATCACAACTATCCGGATTTATCAACAATACAGAACAAACACAGCTTACTGATGGTTCATATATACCACAAAGACAAGCACTGTCTACTATTTTGACATTAGCACCTGATTCTATTCCACCTCAAGTTTAAAAGGTACATATGGCACAATATTTTTATGATTCGCAGATACGCAGATTCTTAATTCAATTCGCAAAAATCTTTAGTAACTGGTCTGTTACTAAAGGTAATGACCCGGCAGGAAATCCTATCATAGTTAGAGTCCCTATCATGTATGGTGATAGCAGTCGTCAGGCAGCAACTATTATTGCTAATAACAGTGCTAGTAACTTGCCTAGTGCGCCATTGATTACATATTATATTAGTGGATTAGAATACAATCAAAAATGGACACAAGATCCAACATACATTGAAAAATTAAATGTTCGTCAGCGTGCCTATAATAGTGACACACAACAATATGAAACCGTACAAGGACAAGCATTTACTGTTGAACGCTTAATGCCAGTACCCTATACATTAAGAATCACTGTTGATTTTTGGACTACTAATTATAATCAAAAATTAGAGTTAATAGAACAATTAGGCACATTGTTCAACCCAGCATTAGAAATTCAAAGTACTGATAACTTTATTGATTGGACCAGTCTTAGCGCAGTATTCCAAGATGGATTAACATTCAGTAACCGTTCTATACCAGTAGGCACAGGTAATCCAATCGATGTTATGACTTGGAAATTCTACATGCCAATATGGATCACTACAGCAGCCAAGATTAGAAAACTAGGTGTTATTGAAAAAATCATTGCAAGTATATTCCAAGGTAAAGCACTTGAAGACATGCAGAATGATGATCTGTTGTTAGGTACTAGACAAAAAATTACTCCATATGGATATAAATTATTGTTATTGGGTAATACATTACAGATATTGCCAGCTAATGCAGCATTTGATCCATCTAATTTAAACCTAACATTACCTTCTAATCCAGACACAGACATTTATTGGTCTAGCGTATTGAATGTATATGGTACAATTAAACCTGGAATAAGTCAGATATGGTTGCAAAATCCATTCATGGATACTGACATTGTAGGTACTATTGTACCCAATCCAACTGACGATAGATTGTTAATTTATAATATTGATACAGACACATTGCCGCAAAATACATTAAGTCCAGTGAATGGTGTTATAAATCCTCAAGTCACTGGACCTAACGCAGGTTTACCCGGACCAGTGAATGGGGTAAGATATCTGCTAGTTGATAATATTGGATCACCAGATGATACTACTGTTTCATGGGGAGCATTAGTTGCCTCCGCTAACGATATTGTTGAGTTTAACGCAAACACTATGTCATGGTTTGTCAGTTTTAATAGTCAAACTGCAACTACTATGGAATATGTAACTAATTTAACTACCAATGTTCAGTATCGTTTTATAGACAATATGTGGTCAAAATCATATGAAGGTTGGTATGATCAGGGAGATTATTCTATTGTGATTTAATTAAGATAAATCATAATATGACGAACAATAATGCTGCGGGTGTTTTCTTTTATGCAACTAATACCAAAAGATTTTTATATCTGTTGCGCAATGATTCTAAGAATCCAGGAAACTGGGGCATACCGGGTGGCAAGATAGAAGAAGATGAAACACTTATGGAAGGTGTTGATCGTGAATGCATGGAAGAAATTGGATACTTCCCAAATAAAGCAAAATTAGTCCCAATACAAAAATTCGTAAATCATAATTTTGTTTACCATACATTCTTTTGTGAAGTTGATACTGAGTTCACCCCTATATTAAATGAAGAACATTGTGGTTATGCGTGGGTAGGAGATTATCAATATCCCAAGCCATTGCATCCAGGATTATTCAGTACAGTAAACTTTGATGTAGTACAACAAAAATTAGAGGCACTAACAAAAAGAGAGACCTAAGTCTCTCTTTTTTATTTAGATTCCTAAAATTGAACCTAGTGTTTTAAATCCCAGTGCTCCTAAAGCAACCCCTGCCCCCATCATCATCCAACGCCATTTTTCAATATTATTGATTTTATCTGACATTGATTTGTGAGCAGTTGTACTTGCTTCTTGCATTTCTTTAAGAAGCTCGTGTGTTGCATCATTACTTTTAGCGATAGTGGCATTTAAACATTTGATATCAGATTTGATTTCACTGATATCACTTGTTATATTCTCAACCTGAACTTGAAGTACTGCTATCTCAGTTTCAGGTTGTGATTGGATCGCTCTTGCAGCCGACATTTTTATGCACTAGCGATTGTAACCAATGGGTAAGGTTGAGCGTTAGCTACATTAGCATCTGCTTCACTATTGAATGTTGCAAATACAGGTGCTGCGTTAATGTAACCTAAATTACCAGTTGGTTGACCAGGAGATACGATATTACCGGTAGCTACTGGACCAGAACTAGAAGTAAACAACCAACCAGTGTGATCACTCAAGCTTTGTACTGCTTGTGTAGTAGTATTAGCATATGTAGCGATAACTGTCATTGTATTTGGTGTCAATGCAGTGTTTGCAACATTGGCCATATAGCACTGACCAGTTAAACCAGTAACTGTACCTGTTACTAGGTACTTTTGTTTACCCTTTTGACGAACAATGTATCCTGCTTCTGGTAGTGCTTGTGCAAAACCATCACCATAACCATTGACACCAGTTGCGTTATTTGCTGATACTGCACTCAATACAACTTGTTGTTGAAGTGCGTTAGCTGTTACGCTACTATTTGCACTCAATGTTTGTACCGCGCCACCTGGAGCAGTTGCAACATTGAAGGCTGCTGCATTAGCAATAGCGTGTACAAAGTAAGTTGTACCTGCAGTTAAACCACCAAATGATGTGTCAAATGTAACTGGTCCACCAGTTACAAGAGTTTGAGCATTGCCTGAAGTACCAATAATACCGTTAGCAGCACAGTTTGCAATTGCAACTGATGTGTTACCACCTGCACCGCTAGTTGTACCTAACAATTGTGCTACTTGTACATTACCGCCCCATTGAGCATATAAGTGAGAACCTGTTGCAACATTAGCAAAGTCAGTACCTAAACCAACAACAATGTTACTACTTGTACTTGCGAACACATTGCCTACACCTTGTTGACCGATAGCAATATTAGCCAATACTTGCTTACCGATGATTGCTGTGTTACCACCGACTACAGAGTATGTGTTAGCATTAGTAGCAGGGAAACCAGCTCCGCCGAATGGATTGTTAAAGTATGCATCAACTACTGCAACAGATGCTTTAACTGATTGAGCTGAAGTATTAGTTAATGTAGGTCTAGTTTGAGGTTGAACACTTAATTGTGTTGAAGAAACAGTAAATGTATGATTACCTGTGATAGCAAGAATATAATATGTTGTATTAGCAACCAAACCACCTACAGTAGATGCTACTACGAATGGCATTCCTGCGAGTACACCAACTGTTGGTGCTGTTGTTAAATTATCTGTTACGGTAACTACACCAGTAGTTGCTGTTCCAGTGATTGTTAAGACTGCTTGAGCCTTTGCGATTTTTAGAGGGCGTCCCATTTGATTTTCCTTTGTAAAATTAGCGGGTTCTAGCCGCTACGCAGTGGGGTACTGCATAAACCTGCCGAATGCAAGTGTATGATATATTTATCATTTTGGTTAAAAAAGCGACCGAAGTCGCTTTATAACTTATACTCCAAAGAATCCACCAAATTCTACTGTACGATAGCGATAATAAGCTGATGTTGATGTAGAATCTGTTGTAGCGTATACTTGCAGCAATCCACCGCCGCTAACATTAGCTGTATATGTAGCATGTGGAATGGTACCACTTGTAGAAGACACTGTACCTACCGCAACATTGGCTGTACCAGCTTGATTTTTTGTAATGTACAGTGAAGCAATTTCTGTATCAGTATCGCTAGTACTTCCATATTGAAAGTTGATTCGTAACTCAAGAGCAATAATAGTTGAGTCGCTTACAGTGTAAACCAAAGTTGGTGTGTTAGGAGCAATAGTAGCATCTACACTTTTTCCTGGTATAATGTCAGCAACACCAGCAGTACCATTGCGCACAATTGTCCTTGCAATGTAAATATTTCCAGTATCACCTGGTGATCCTAAACTAAAACTAACTGATGTATCAACAGTGGTAACTCCTGGAATAGGCAAATCATTTGGTTGGTCACTTAATTGAAGTCTACCCGCAAACAGATTTTTGTCAGCGTTAATATTTCCACCAGTTGCATATAAGTTATCAAAAACAGCAGATATTGAACCATCTACTATTAATTCTTTAGTAAAATCCCCACCTGAACCAATGATGACATTGCTAGGAATTGTCAAATTACCATCTGTACCAAATGTCCAAGTATTTCCGTTAGAAAGAATTGTTACATTACCTGTGCTCGTAAATGTGTTTGCTTCAATAACATTGGCACCTGTGATGTTACCTGACGAACCACTAGTAAGTATATTACC